TATAACTACAACCGCCAATTATTACTTTAGATTTTTTCATCTGATTCTAACCAATGATTGATACTGGTAAAAACTTTTTTGTTGCCTATTTCTGATAAATGGTTTGTGGTTCCGGGTAATTTCTTAAATAATTTGTAATAATTAAAATCCAAACAGCGTAAAGGGTAATCAAAAAATGAGATATGTAATGTTTTGATTTTAGCACCATTCAATGTGTCAAAAATATCTTGTGCTATAAGTTCATATACATATCTATAAAAATTCTCATTGTAAAATTTTTCGTAATATTCTTTAACACACAACACTTCGATATTCGAAGATTCAGCCACATCTGCATAAATGAAATCGCAATTGTGATGTAACGTGTCGTTATAATGTAAAGGATTTTTCTCTACAGGAATCCTCGACGGGCTAGTATGAGTCACAATACAATGCGTATAGTCTTTGAGTTTTATCGAATCCAATTGTTTTTTAATCTTGTACTCGCTACAACCCGCTTGTGCAAGGTTGGTTACTGAATATTTGTCTGCTAGATAATTTGGCCAACCATGTTTTTCTCGATATTTAACAGACCAGTCTGCAGCAAAACTATCACCGATTATAAGTAGCTGCATTTTTCTAATAACTAAACAAAACGCTCAAGGCATTTGATATAATTTTTGCTAAAGTAATGATCATAATTGAATTCAATTGCATCTGTTTCTAGTCGATAAAGATCCATCCAATCATCTTGACTGAGCTTCTCAAACTTAGTAAGCATTTCTACAAGACACATTAGTCGTTCCACAGGATTTTCAACAGTGTCAAATCTATAATCAAATATTTTATCGTAGGCTTTAAATCCGTGACAGTCGAACAATTGTTTATGACAATTCAATGGTGCATAACAAACAAAAAGTCCGCGTGTAACAACACTATAAAGAAATTTTTCACCAATGCATGGACAATATGTTGTTGACATACTCTCGCTCACTAGATGGACAAAACTTTTTGTTAGTTTGTTTTCCAAAGTTATAATGTTAGTCGAATGATCAAATCTTCTATAATTAAACTCATTTGTCGAGTTAAAGAATTTGTCAGAATTGTTATCGGTAAAGAATTTACAATAAAATCTTTCTTGATCGCCGACAAAATCTTGTATGTGTCCCACAAGCTCGTTGTTGGTAAATGCAAATACCTTACTGGAATATTCAGGATTGTACCAGCCCATCCTGTATAGTATAGCGACTAATAGCTTCCTTGATACATGTGCAGTTCCATTAAAACTGCAAACAAAGTTTTTAAAGTTTATCTCGGGGTGCATTCGATATTGATAAAATTGACCCAACACATTTAGGTGTTGTTCTATATCAAATTGAATATCTAAGCTGGGATAATTATTTCGAATTCTGTCATTAGGCAGATACTCTGTTTGGACTATTAAAGGTCTACTGTTAGTTACCTGTACTAATCGATCTAACACCGGAGATCGATAGTTAGAATCAAACCCTCCCATGCAATCATGAAAAATTACATGGGAGGTTTGACTATCAATCTCAAAAGTTTGATAGTCATTTGGTCCTAATACTTTCTTCATTGCTACTTGGCTTGACGTGCACGGATCATTGCCAAAATGTCCTCGGCTTTGGCTGCTGGCTTGTTCTCAGTTGCCACCGGAACTGTCACTGGTGCTGGTTCATCTGCGTCAAATGGAACATCATCCACTGGTGTAGGCGTCGATCGAACTGCTGCTGGTGCTGCAGGAGTAGAATTAGCAGCAGGTGCGCCGTTGCCAGCAGGTGCTTGAACACCTGCTGGACGGAAGTATTGACCCCAACGCTCTGTGTCATATGGTTGACCATCAACTGATGCTTCGAACATTTCCTTCATGACCTTAAGCTCAATATCTGTTGGCTTTTTGGGCAAGAATGTAGAAAGATCAAACAAACCGTGTTTATCAACAGCAGCTTGTTCTGCTTCAGTTAAGGCTGATTCTTTACGTGACCACTTCGAAGTATTGTAGTCAGCATATCCGCCTTTGCTGGTTTTAGCAATACGGAAATCCAAACCACGCAACATGTCTGTTGGCAATTCCTCAAGTTCTGGATCCATCAATGCAGACTTAATAGTTGCAAAGATTTGTGGACCAATGATAAATCTACGGATTGGATTTTCTGGAGTCTTGTCTTCGGAGATTGGATTCTCACGTACAAAGCCCTGGAACACATAGCTACGCTTTTTCCAATACTTGCGACCCATTTCTTCAAGGCTCTTGTCCTTGAACCAAGTACGAACTTCTGCCAGAATTGGGCACGACTCGCCCCACATTTCTACGCATGGTACTTGTACTTGTACTTGTTTGGTGTCCATCTCACCTTTGATTCCGTTGAATGGTAAACGAATCATTGCTCGTTCTACCCAGAAAAATGTGTTTTTGTTATTTGCGTCTGGAAGGAAACGCAACAATGCTGAACTACCTTCTTCCATGTTCCAGTGTGGATAAATTGCGTTATCGCCGCCACCGGATGATTGACCACCTTTGTTTGATTCTGCTGCCTGGAGTCTTGCTCTGATTTCTGCTAATGATGCCATGATAAGTTGCCTTTTAAAGTTGATTTACAATAATATACAAACGTATACTAACACTGAGTATACGTGAAAGTATTTATTATCGCAACACTAAAAGGCAAATTTATTTGATCAGTTGTGCCAACTTGAGAATTCTTTCTACACTCTCACTGCTCATGTTGCTGGGCTTGGTCATCATAACACCATCTGTGTCAAGATTTTCGGCCTGCACAGGATCTTCTGGTGGAGGAGTTTGGGCAGCAGCTGGCTCAGCAGGCGGCAGCACTTCGGCAGCAGGCATAGCAATATCAATATCTAATTCTTCCAAGCGAGCTTGTATAAGTGGTCTGGCATCAGCATCGGGATCTTGCTCTGCCAGTTCTGCTAGTTGGTCAAACAATTGGTCGTCGCCTAATAAATCGTACAACTTTTCAGTTGCATAAGTGGCATTGGGACCAACTGCAAAAGGTTTACTTAATAATAGTTTGAGATCATTTTCGGCTTCAGGAGTATCAGGAGTGGCCCAAGTACCTTCGGTTACTGTGTTGGCCCAAGATTCAAATTGGTCAGCTTCTTTCATTTGATTTTGTTTTCCTGTTAATCTGGCCAAGATTGGTAAGGCTTCTTCGATACGGCTGTCTAACGACTGTTCAATGAACATTTCACGTATGGTTTCTGCCATTTGTCCTGCATCAGTGGCAGCAGCAGGATCATAGCTTTCTAATTCGCGATGATACCCACGTTGGCTAATCATGCGTTTGGCTTTGTCTTTGAGTTCGTTATAGTGCAAAACAGCAGCTTCCGACATTTCTCCAGCGGCACCACCGAATTGACGACCGCGAGCAGCACGAACAAATTTGCGTAGAATATTCATTTCGGAAACCACTTCACCGATGTGCTGGCCAAATGCATCATAAGGATTTCCACCTTCGCTGACATGGCGAGCCAACATCTTGCCGTGTGCAAGACTGCGAGTAGGCACTTTGAAACGTTCACCATCACCGGTTTCAACAAAGATGCTGTCAATGTTACGATAACGCTTGTCGCTCTCGCCCAGGGGACGATCATGCTTGATTACCAATTTAACCTGCTTTGGTTGATCGCTGTAGCTGTATTTTTTGTTACCGTAGTAACCTTCAAATAGGCCTTCCTTGATAGCAGCCATACCTTGCATGGTATATTTCAATTTGTTTATGTTTTGTAATTCAAAGTTTAATAGATTACGTGTGGAGAACTGCTTGATCTGGTTCAAGAAAGAGTACCATGCTGATTTATCTTCACCTTCCATACTGCGACCCACGTTGTCGCCAAAAAACACAGTTAAATTTTTGTCTTGACCCACCAATAAAACCACTGTTCCGTAGTTTTTGTTTTCTGTTTTCCAGTCAAAAGTAAACATATCTGCTTCAGCAGGGTCGTTGACGTCTTTGCCCTGAGCATCTTTCATTTCAGGCTCAAAATCTCTGGTTACTAATAAATTGTACAATTGGGTTTGTGCTGAGTTTTCCATGTTGTATTTATATTACATAGTCATAACGAACGGAAGAGGTGCAATCATTTCGTCTTGGTGATCACGCATTTGTGTATCAAGTTCGCTGTGATAACTTTGTAGAACCTGTAACATGCGTGTAACTAACAGCGTGGCCATGATTAAGTCGTCTGTTTCGCCGGGTTTTGCAGCATATCCTACTCCGTGGGCCACAAAGTTTTTCATTTCTGATATTAGGCTGGCACTGGAAATTGTCATTCTACGGCTTTCTACCAAGTGTTTGAATTTGGCACAGGCTGCCAATTTGGGTTTATTACTGGTGTTGAATCCTTTGCGATTTTTTCCGCTTTCGCTAAGAAAATAACCCTGTATGTTTTCTTCGCCGTATTCTTGTATGCTGATCAAAGCAGCTTCGCCTATACTGTTGTTTTCTACACTGTAGTAGATGCTTTTGGGGTCACGGACCACATCATTGATGTGACGGATAATGTCGGCCATGATCCTGATCTGTGTGGGAATATCAGTTCTGTTGTGACGCCATTCGGCCACCTGTTCAGTTGAATTTGCTTCAAATACCTGTATGGCAGCAGGATCACCGCCGGTGCCTAAGCTGGGATCAAGTCCCACAACATATATACGATCCGCTTGCGGTCGCTTATACCAACGCACTTCGCCAGTTTTGTACAGGGGATCTCGACCTTCCAGATCAATCAGTTTGGCCGGAGCAATAAGCGTTTCATCGGCTATAAGGAATTCGCAGTCCATTTCTCGTCTGAAACGATCTACGCCCAATGCTGCTCGTTGCTGTTGTGCCCAAGTTTCGTCGCGGTCAGGATGTTCGTTCCAGAAGCTGCGATATGCCTTAAATCCGTTTTGCCCCACTTGTGTAGGGTTGCCGTATTCATCTTCGCACTTGTTGGCACCTTTCCACAAGAGTGCAAACTGATCTTCGTCTGAGTTGGGAGTTGATGTGATGATGGCTTTACCGCCAGTGGCCAAGGTAGGTGAGATGGAAGTCCAGAATTCCGTGGCAATGGTGGGACGCACGAACGCAAATTCGTCTGCGTATAGCAGTGAAATACTCATACCTCGACCAGTGTTTTCAGTTGTGGTGGCCGAAACTATACGACTTCCATTATCAAATTCTATAGAGCCCTTGTTGTAGTTTGTGGCACCTGCTCTGATATGATCCGGCACTGATTCATATGCATAGCGTATACGCTGCATGATTTCCTGCGAACCTGTGTACTTGTGTGCTGCCACCAGGATAGTTGAATCTGGAATAAACATGGCGTACCATAACAGATAACCAGCTGCTGTGGTTGACTTACCGGTCTGTCTGGGCATCATGCTTATGCTGTAACGATATCCGTGATAAACATCAATCAAGCGTTTCTGATACTCAAATGGATGATACAGCATTCGACCACGAGTAGGGTGCTGTATGTAAAAGAAGTTGTCCAAGAAGTACTGCGGCCCAGTCACAGGATCCGCACAGGCAACAAATTCGTCAATCTGTTGCTGTGTGTATGTGACTTTGGAATAAGGGGTCTTGACTAATGCCGGTTCAGTTGAGGCCATATGGTATTTAACACTGATTGCCAATGTGGTTTGTTATTTTAGTTGGTAACTTCTTCCCATCCAAATTTCCAAATTACATCAGCATTATTGCTTCCATATCCCACACACAAGGTCAAAGTATCCGGAGTTCCGTTGGCAGATCTACTGAGTTGCAGTCGACGTTTAAGATCTTCGCCAACTGTCAAACTATCTCTGCTGCTGGTCAAGCCTGCGTAGACCACAGTTCCGTCATCAATCTGTCTGGCAGTGGTATTTGCCTGAACAATTCCTGTTCCAACATTAGCAAAAGTCAAGTTGGCCACATTGCTGGCATTAAGAACTAACTGAAACGCTCCATATTGTACATCAGTCAGCAATAAATCTACTTGGCTTGCCACAACAACAGCATCTGGATAAGCAGGATTTAATCTAATAGTAGCCAAGTTGGTATATACATTGCCTGTAGATATCCTGGTAGGTCGTATGCCGCCTGATGCGTAATTAATTGTGGTTATTGGATTGTATCCGCCCTCGGAGATCACTGTAGAACAGATCTGTTTCATGGTCAAGGCTGATCCCACAGATCCAGTGTTGGTTATTTCATATCTGGGATTCAGCGTAGCTGAGGTCATATAAACACGGGTGTTGCCAGCTTGGTTAGCATGATTAAATCTATGACATACAATAAACTCGCCATTTATTACAAAGCCAGCTCGTACTGTTCCTACACCCAGCCATTCAATGTCACTCCACAAAATTTGTACAAGAGTAGGATCCAGATTATATCCTGAGGGATTGGGACTCACTCCTGTTTTGAGTGTGTCAGCATTCCAGTTGGCTTGTGCTATTTTTTCTTCAACTACAGTTCCCGACGCACTACTGCGAATCACCAAATAAAGTGTGGTGCCATCGGCTTCAAAATACACACCATTTTTATCAGTAAAGTATCCCACACGCTGTCGACAATTGGCTGTGAGTGTGGCCATGGCAAAAGTATTCATTGTCAATAGGCTCTTACCAGGTTGATAAGCTTGAGTGGTACGAGATTGATTGATTACACTGGATCCGTTGGATGTGGTCACTGATAAATTAAAACTGCTTTCATTGGCCACATAAGAAATGTTGCCACCAGTAGCAGTCACGTTGCTGAATTGACCGCCGTCCACATACATGTTTTGGCTGTCAAATAAAGTATAAGGTTCGCTAACACGAAGTCGGCCAAACGCATCAAGATTGGTTCCACCTATGGTTGTTGCGACGTTGCCACCAGTGATTGTGGCATTGACGTTGCCATTGACAACCCAGGGATCAGTTCCTTGGTAAACTGTGACATTACCCGACACAGGCATGGTGTTGCCGCTGATGTCGATATTGCCCAATGCCAAAATTTCAACATCAGTTACGTTGACGTTACCAACGTTGCCAATGGTCAATTGAGCATCGGTACGGACAAATACTTGGCCTGTGGCTTCGTTGAGTTCAAGAGCCTGCGTAATGTTACGCAGGTACCAGGGTGCAACTGATTGTGGATCTGGCTGGGCCATTACCTTGGGTATCCCTTAAAGGCCCGGACAGGACTTTGTGTATCTACAAATGCAGGCTCCTGGCTGTCAGCACTGCTGACTAATCGTTTGCCGCCAGGTGTTCCAGTCATCGCCAAAGCACGGTCAATCAATTGTGCAATGTGCGGACTACTCCCTACAACAACAGCATGTTCACCAAAAGCAGTTTCAGCTGACCATTCTGGTCTGTAAGGATCAATTCCTTTGTTTTCGCTGCTGAGTTCAGTGGCATAATCGCTTCTGGCACGTGCCATTGCCACACCCATACGATAGTTTCCATAAGGGTCAGAAGCACTCAAGCCTGGGATCACATAAGTGTAACGCATGGGTCCTTTGCTTTCGTCCGGTAACTCTCGTTGTTCGCGAACAAATTCTCTGGCTCTCATCTGGGATACCCTCGGAATGCTTTAACAGGACTGACTCGGTTGACTTCTGACATTTCTTCACTGTCCATGTCACCACCGTTAAGATCCGTATAATCGGCACCAATGGCCTTGTATGCCATTTTCAACATCTCTTGTTCTTCTTTGGTATAAGGGTGAGTACTTTTGTTCTTGCCTATCCACGATTTCATATCAATATCAGGTACAAAAGTACCATCTGTAGATGCCACTGCTTGACCCAAACGATTCAACACATAATCAGTGCTTCGTCGTTCAGCATCGCTGTAGACGTTCAAGCCGCGAGTAGCTGCTTGTAGTCTGCGGGAAATCTTGGCATCTGCTGTTTCAGTAATCTTAGCAGGAACAAATTCCTTGGCTCGCATGAGTGACCTTACGCCTGGCGTACTGCGTAACTGCCAGAACTGGTTGTACCAATTTCTTGTGCTGTAAAGTTAGAACCGGCTACAGTAAGTTTATTACCCACGCCCACAAATACTGTTTGTGTGTAGTTGGCAGGGATAGAAACTGAATTACCGTACAAATTGCCAGTGGCAGTTGGATAAACGAGATCTATGTTGAATGTCACAGCAGTATTTCCTGTGGCAATTTTACATTTGTCTGTGAACCAGGCTTGTGCTGATACTGATGTATATACGTTTGCTTGTGGCATTTATGATTCCTTTTTATTACCAGGCCCGACATGACCAATAACGAGCTTTCCATCGCGGGCCAGGATTGTCGCAGTTGTGTCTGGCTCTAAAACTTTTCCTACGTGCAGGATTTGATTTTTTGATACGCATGTTGGGGTCACCAAAATTGACCTTGACCACGTTGCCTTTGGGACCACGCACATACACTTTAGATTTTTTTACATCGCCCGACATGGGTTTACCCAGTTTGACTTCACGTCCTTGATATTCTGCTTCGTCAACAGCACCAGCAACACTGCTGGTAGCTTGACCCTGCAGGTCTTCGGCATCTTGTCCTTGTGCATTTACAGGATCAACACCATCTTCTTCCATGGGACCAACAGCAGCGTCGTCTGCTGCTTTGGCAGCCAAAGGATCATTGTGATTGGGATCTGTTTCAGGTTGATAAGGAGCAGTTTCAGTAAGCCCAGCACGGCTGCGGATAAGAGCTAATTCTTGACTTTCACTGAAATGTCTTTTGTAAGCTGCTTGTCCTGCTTGATAAGCATTACCAGCTGGGGTGTTGGGGGCATAGGGATTCTTGTTGATGCCGCGACTGGCATCACTGTAACCTTGGCCGTGTTCATGCTTGGTATTGGTAGGGTTTGTTCCAGCTTCATCTTCAGCTTCTCCCACAGTATAACCCATGCCTGGACTGGAACCTACAGCACCATACCGACGAATAGTTTCCAACTGAAAGCCGTATTCTTCAAGCAACTCAAGCAAACGATCATCGCCTTCAATCACAATGCCATCTTCGACTACATCAACTACGTGCGATTCAATTAGGCATTCTTCACGAATATTGATAGCAAATGTGTCCCCTGCAACAGGAGATTCAGATTCAGTAATATAGTCTGTGAGCTTTTTCATTGTGTTAGATCTTCCGGTACAAATTCCACAAGCGTGATTCTGCTTGTTCTTTGACACGTTCAGCTTCGGCCATTACACCTTGTCGACTGTCTTGTCTATTAATAACTGGAATAGTAGTTTGTCCAGTTGTTTTAGGACCGTTTAGACCGCCTGACAGTGTTTGTGTCATGTAGTCAGCATCAGCATAAACTTCGTCTGGACTGTTGGCCAAGTCTTCTTCAACCATGTCAGCTCCACAAGCACCAGCTTCGTG